TGCGCATGACCCTCGACGGCTTCAAGGAAGCGCAAGCCTACGCCGACGAGATCCAGTCCGGCATCCGCTTCACCGAAGCCAACGTCACCAGTTTTGCGATTTCCGTCTTCATCGAAGCACGTAGGAGTGGAAAGTAATGGTCACACGGAAACAATGGAGGGTGCTCTATCGGGCACTCCTCGAATATCAAATCCTGGCGAGCATCCGCTACCAGGACTCGCTCGCATCGAGCGCCGACATTCAAGCCTTCTACCGCGCCGATCTCGAGCGGGCGAACGAAGCGCTCGAAATGATCAACCAGGTGCAGGTCGATTGGTCTACGCCCGAGGAGGAAGCCGCATGAGCTACGCCGAAATGCAAACCCTCATCAACCAGCGCGTCTATCTGCCCTCGGACGGCCTGCTGATCGAGTGTGTCGTGAAAAACGTGAAGGCGGCTTATGGCCGCCTGCGCGTGCAAGTGATTCCGATGTCCGGACGCGGCGAAACGTGGGTGGACGCCTCGCGCGTGCGGTTGATCTCTTCGGGGAAGCCGGGAGACTTAGGACCGTGCTACGCGCCCTCAACCCCGCTGGAGGAGGCAAAGTAATGCGGAGGGTTCCGGCGAAGCAGATTCAAAAGCGCCTGATTGGGCGCAGGATTGTTGCCGTGGATCTCTACCCGTTTGCCGATGGGCGCGGCGGCACGGCGACTCAGCCTGTCCTCCACCTCGATAATGGGCGGCGCGTGTGGTTCACGGTGCAGGAAACTGAAGTGGGCGAATACGGCGTGGCGTTCGGCTTCTCGCGCCTGCGCCCGAAGAAGGAGGCAAAGTAATGTACTCAATTAAACTGAGCCACGTTCCGGACGGAGCTTACACGGAATGGTATCTCGGCACCGACACCCGAGAGTTCGCCACGCGGCAGGAAGCGGAAACGGTGGTGCGGCAGTTTGAAGCCGCCAAACGGTCTCGTCCGCAAGACTTCGAGCCGGATATGGAAGCTGAAATTGTGGAGAACGACTAATGCAACGTGACTATACGACCTACGATTACTGGCTGCGCAACGCGCAGGCCGGCCACGAGTGGCGCTGGATGCGCGCCGATCAGTACGACCCGGAAGGCTATTGCAATCTGGCAAACACCGACTACCGGATCACGGAACGCACCGGCTCCGAGCCGAACCCGCAAGACCCGATTCGTTATGAGTATCGCTGCCGCGAGGAGGCAAAGTGAACATGGACAACATCAAAATCTGGAGTTGGGTGTATCTCGAAAGCGAGCCGCGTCTGTGGACGGTCGGCTTTTATGACCCGAACGGCGAGTGGCACCCCGAGAGCGATCACAGCGACCGGGAGGAAGCGGCCAAGCGGGTTCACTACCTGAATGGCGGAAGGCAGGAGGACGAGGCGCGCGATCCGAGAGAGGACGACGACGCTCTCTATCAGCGCTGGTGCGAGCGCTGAGCGCGCTACACTGAGAGCAGTTCGTTTCTGTGAGCTAAGTATTTGGAAGCGTGATGAATCCCAAAGCGCCCGTCGCCTCGAAAGGGGGCGGCGGGCGTTTCGTGCTGGCGGGAGATCCGCTGCCGCCCCGCCGCACCTTTCAAGCGTGGATGTCTTTTGCTCGCGTGACGACGCGCACCGCTGGTGGTGGCTGAGGGCGAACCAGCGCCCCATGAGTTTTCTGTACTGGCGCGGCCCGCATATCCTCACAGGCACGCTCACGCGCGGACGCAACAAGGGCTATGTGCGCAAGCGTCCGGCTGAGACAGCCCGCCCCGATCCCGCACTGAAATAGTACAGTAGTTCCAGACCCCACATCATCCATTCATAAACTCCCTGGAGGAGCGCTTCGGCGCTCCTTTTGCTTTTTCCGGCCCGCTAGCACGCGCTAGGATCCATCGCGGAAGCAGGGGTAAGGGTAGGACATCCCCCCGAAACCGGGTTAAACCGTCGCCAGCGGTAGGCGTCGAGCTTCGCGGGCGTGGTGCGCAGGAGCTTCCGTCCGGCCCGATACGATTCGATCTCGCCGCTCGTCATGAGCGATTGCGCCAGGCGCGGGGACACGCCTAAGACGGCGGCGACTTCTTTGGGACACAAATCTTTTTCCACACTAAGGAAGTGGCGCGAGCCGTCCCAAATAATCTGACACTCGCCGGCGCCGCGCCCGCTCGTCGTTTCGAGCCGTTGAGCGCAAGCGATGACGATACGCGCGGAGCGGCGTGAAAAGCGGTTCGCGTGAGCGACAATATCAGTGCGCCCGGCGAGCGCTCCCCTTCGCCCTTCAACTCTCGAAACGAGAGTTTGACCCCGCCCTAGCTACTAGGCTTTTGTGCCCCTTGGTAATGATTACCAGGCGAACAAATGCCGTGTCGAACGCAACGAACACAACCCGGATGATCCGATGCTATGCCGCGAACGGCTCACGCTTGCGTGATCGCTCGCTGGCGTCCGTCGAAACCCTGCTCTCTCTCGGCAAGGTTTCGGTCTCGCGCAACCGCAAGGGCACCATCACCGGCTGTCAGTTCAAGAGCGACGGCGGCGCGAACCCCATCCTGCAGACGGCCCACTTGGGCCAAATGTACAGCTTTGAACAGCACCTCCCGAGCGGTCACACGTGCTGGAAGCATCGGGCGCTGCTCCAGAGCCAAGCGGTGGAAGCCCTTTTCGGAGAACCCGTGGAATCAAGAACTGATCTCGACCTGTACATCCGGTCGATCTACATGAACGTGGCGCTCAGCGTCAAAGTGGAAGCGCCCCGCACCCGACCGGCCCGGAGCGCCGCGAACGTCGTGAACATTGCCGACTTCGAGCACCTGCGCAAACCCACGCAGCGCAAAGCGAGCGGCCCGTCCCGTCCCATCGAGTTCGATAGCCAGTTGCGCCGCAACGCGGCTTAACTCGCCTTGCGAGGCTTCGCCGTGGGCGTGTCCGCCGATTCGTCAAAGCCTTCCATCACGCGATGGCAGGAGGGACAATTCGGCGGCTGCGCTTTGTAATGCGCGTGGCGCGTCTCCTCCAGCCAGCGCCCCACGAAGCCGCAAACGCGGCACACATACGTTTTCGTTTCGTTCATGCTTCCACCTTAGCGAACGGCTCCTCCTCCCGCTCGTCCTCGGCGGGCCAAGAGCACAAGGCCGGAAACAGCGCGCCGCACAACGGACAGCGCACATGGAGCCGATGCGAGTCGCGGATCACGCGCTCGGCAAAGAAGCTGGCGAGGCCGCACGCCTCGCACACCAGCACCCGTAAACCCTGATTCATCGCTGATCTTTCCGCATCATGAACGGGCGGCAGCCTCCTGGCGAACGCGCGCATCGGGCAGCGGCTTGTAGCACAAGGGGCAGCGCAGCTTGATGTCTTTGTGCAAGCGGATTCCGGGCTCGAAAAAGCTGACCAGGCCGCAACCGGCACAGATGATGCGCTCCGTCCGTGCAGCGACGGCGAGGGGCGCAGAGAACTGGCTCACCTCCTCAGTTTGGCACTATGTTTGACTCACTCGATCACCCGCAACAACGGGCCTTCCTGCGGGCCTACGCCGAAGTCGGCACCGTCTCGGGCGCGGCCAGCGCTGCCGGGATCAGCCGCGAAACGCACTACGAGTGGAAGCGCTCGCACGCCGACTACGCCGAAGCCTATGAGCACGCCCGGCAAATGGCGGGCGGGGCGCTCGAAGACGAAGCGGTACGGCGCGCCCGCTACGGGCAAGTTGAGTACATCGTCTCGCAGGGGCAAGTGGTGGAGTACCAGGGCGAACCGCTCAAGAAACACCGCTACTCGGACGGAATGCTCCTGAAGCTCTTAGGCTCGCACTTGCCCGAACTCTACAAGGAGCGCAAAGAGGTCGAGCATAAGGGCGAAGTGAAGCACAAACACCAGCACGCCTTCGATTACACGAGTTTTTCCGACGAAGAACTCACGACCCTTGAACGACTCGCAGAAAAAGCTCGCACTCCTGGACCTGGCCGCGATCCGGGCGGAACGCCAACGCCGGAAGCGTCGAAAAATTGACACGCTCTTTCCTTCGGTTGGCCCGCATCGCCGCGAACTCTACCCCAAGCATTTAGAGTTCTTCCGGGCAGGCGCCACGCACCGCGAACGGGCCTTTATCGCCGGGAACCGCTGCGGCAAGACGATTGCGGGCGCTTACGAAGTCACGCTCCATCTCACGGGCGAATACCCGGAGTGGTGGGAAGGGCGGCGCTTCGCCTGCCCCACCGACATTTGGGCGGCGGGCGATACCAATAAAACGGTACGCGACATCATCACGCACGAACTGTTAGGCCCGCCGAACGCGCGCGGTACCGGCATGATTCCGGGCGATGCGATTGTGGACGTGAGCAACGCGCGCGGCGTGGCGGATTCGATTGACACCGTGTTTGTGCGGCACGTCTCGGGCGGCACTTCCACGCTCGGCTTCAAGTCGTACAGCGAAGGGCGCGCCAACTTCCAAGGCACGGCCAAGCACGTGATTTGGCTGGACGAGCAAGCGGGCATGGATGTCTACAACGAGTGCCTGATCCGCACGATGGTTCTGCCGGGTATTGCAGAAGGCGGGTTGATTCTTTTAACGTTTACGCCGCTACAAGGTTGGGGCGAGTTAATTGAAGCGTTCCTGACGGCGAAGGAAGAGTAAGCCTTGAAGTTTTTCGTACAAGCCGGTTGGGACCATGTGCCCCATTTGAATCCGGACGTGATCGCGGAGATGGCGAAAGCGTTTCCGCCGCACGAACTGGAGGCGCGGCGCAACGGGACGCCTTCGCTCGGCAGCGGGGCCGTCTACCCGATCCATCCGGACGAATACACCGTGGCGGATTTCGAGATGCCCGCCTTTTGGCCGCGCGCCTTCGGTATGGACATCGGCTGGCGACGTACCGCCGTCGTATGGGGCGCTCACGACCGCGATTCGGATATTGTCTACCTGTATTCCGAGCACTACGCGGGCGAGCAAATCCCGAAAGTTCACGCCGATGCGATCCAATCACGCGGCGCGTATATCCCCGGCGCGATAGACCCTGCTTCCAACGGACGCTCGCAAATTGACGGCGCACGCATGATTGAGCTTTATCAGGCGGAAGGCTTAGACCTCGAACCCGCCGACAACAGCGTGGAGGCGGGAATTTACGCCGTCTGGCAACGGCTGGCGGGCGGCAAGCTGAAAATCTTTGCCAGCCTGACCAACCTGCTCGGGGAAATGAAGCTCTACCGGCGCGATGAGAAGGGCCGCATCGTCAAAGAACGCGATCACGCCTGTGACGCGATGAGGTATCTCATCATGTCCGGCTTGGAACGGGCCAAGACGCCCCCGCTCAAACGCTCGCCTTACTCCTTCGGCTCGGGCGGGCGCGTGTTCAGCGGCTAATTCATGCCCGTCCAGTTAACCATACGCCAACCCGACCGGCCCCGCAACGAAGCGCGCTGCCCGAAGTGCCTGAACCCGCACGGCATCGTGGACGGCGGGCCGAGCCGCAGCGCCCGGCGCGCGTACGACATTCTGCACGACACCTTCGGCGTGCTCCACTGCCCGCATTGCGGCTTCCGCGGCGGGGCGGCCGAGTTCTACCCGGTTCCGAAACCATCTCTTTGAGTACCTACAACATCATTCCCGGCGATGCGCTCCAGGGCCTCGCCACGCTGCCCGCCGAGAGCGTGCAGACGTGCATTACCTCGCCACCCTACTACGGGCTTCGTGATTACGGTGTCGAGGGGCAGATCGGCCTCGAAGACACGCCCGACGCTTTCGTGGCGCGGCTCGTCCAAGTCTTCCGCGAGGTGCGAAGAGTGCTCAAAAACGATGGCTGCATCTGGCTCAACCTGGGCGATAGCTATACCGGCTCGGCTAATTCTGGCGGCACGAATCGCAACGCGGGCGGGCCTGCGGTACGAATCGAGCGGCTCCGCTCCAAGGGCGGCGACGGTCTCAAGCCGAAAGACCTGATCGGCATCCCGTGGCGCGTGGCGCTCGCGCTGCAGGCCGATGGGTGGTATCTGCGCCAGGACATCATTTGGG